TTACCTTCGTGGATCATGTCTTTACCATAGTCTAGAATGTAGAACTTCATTTCTTTTTCGTGTTTTTAAAGGTCTCCTTGTAAATACTTAGCGCTTCGCGTGAATGAGTTTCCCACGTATGGACACACACCGCATAACGTTGGAATTTGTCGGGAAATGCGTTTACGCTTTCTTCGTCTGCTATGCACCTAGCTAGGAACGTTTCCTTTTTTTCTCCTTTTATTGGTTGTGGCATTTGGTTTCTTTGTTACTGGTTCTTGAATAGGTTCTGTTTCCGTGTTTTCGGTGGCTTCTTCTACGCCTTTATAGCTTATTGTAGCGTTTTCCTTTTCGAAAATGTAGCCTAGTCCTATAGTTACGTAGTATTTAAACTGCGCTGGGTGGATTTTGTCTACTTCTATGCGTCTTTGACCTAGTACGCTGTCGTACGTTACTATGGTTTTCCCTTTGTATTCGTCTTTAATTTTCATTTTGTTCGTGTTTTAGTTCGTTTCCTATGGCTTTAATTATAATTAATACGCCAAACATACGCAAAGCTGTTTCGTAACCACCTAGACAAATAACCCCGCCTATAGTGAATAGAACTACTCTAGCCAGCGCCGCTGTTATTTCATTTGTTTTCATAACTATATTGAATTTCACGGATTTTTAATTTAATTCCGCGTATTAAATAATGTGCTGACGTGTTACTAATCCCGAAAAACTTACCTAGACTTTTAGCGGTGCGGTGTCCTTTGTCGTAATAGCTTTCAAAGACCTTTTTTTCTACTGGACAAGTTAAACTATTTCTATAGATCTCTATATAGGCTAGCTGGTCGTTATATTTGTTTTCTATTCCTATCTTATGTTTGACGTCGTCGTTATCTGGTTCGTCTTTTGGTATAAATTCCAACGCTAGACAATCGTCTTGTTTGTGGCTTAGGCTAGTGTCCCAGATTATTTGATATTTAATTGTGTTAAGTAGGTAGGACTTTACGCTATTGGTGTCTATTTTGTCCGTGTCAATAGTTAAGACGTGTAGGTAGGCGTTATTTATACACGTGTCCGCGTTCAGCATAGACAAGGTTATATTTTTACGCTTATTGTACGCCTTTAAAAAGTGGTTTGTATACTTTCTTACTTCGTCGTAGTGTTCGCTTATGTATTTATCTAGCGTTTTTTTCATACCACGTATTAAATTCGGCAAACCATTTCTGTCTTTTGTCTGGACGGCAAAAACATTCGTTATCACGGACGCCCGTTTCTTTTACTTTGATAGCTTGCAACTTTCTAAGGTGCATTTTGCTAAGTCTTTCGGGGTTTATTTCCGCTAGTAGTGCGTCTATTGCTATCTGTCCAGCTTCGCTAAGCATACATCGAGGGTAAAAGATAACAAACTAACGACGCAAGCCGTAAAAAAGTTGCCAGTAATAAACAGCGAAGCCCAAAAACCTACGCATTTAGGACAGCCTAACGATTCGTAAATAATATTTGTAAGGTGGTTAATAGGCAAACGTCTAAAAATGTAGTCAAACGAAAGCTGTAAAGGTTCGAACTTGATAAACCACCAGACAAAAGCTACTAGATAAATGTAATTCATTGGTTAAATTTTAATCAAACTTACGACGAAAATCTAAACACGTTGTAAGAAAGTTATTAACAATAAAAAAGCCAGCGGTTAAACTGGCTTCGTGTTACATTGATTCTCTTAAAACGTATTCGTCTAGCTTTATAGCTGTACTTAGGCTTACGTCGTGACCTTTTAGGAACTTGTCTATTTGGTATTGGTGGAATTTACCAGTCCGTGTTTTTATTTCTGTTACTATTTGGTTACGTGTTCGTGTTCTAAGTAATGCTTGTAGCTTTTTACGTAGTTCCGTGTCGTTTATTTCCATACTTAAAAAGGGAAATCGTCGTTTTCTACTTTGCTTACTGGTTCGCTTTGCGCTGGTGCTACGTAAGGTTCACTAAATGACGCTGAAAAGAACGATCCAGCTTTTCCTTGTTTAACCCATAACGCTACTTCCATTTCTTTGCCGTTTACGTTTACTTTTCCTTTGTAGTCTGGGTGGTTGTCAGCTTTTTTGTTCGTGTTTTTGAAGATTGCACCCGTGTTTAACTTGTTTTCCATTGTATATTTATTTAATTGTTACTAAAATACGCCACGCCATAACCACGCGACAAGGTTAAAAAATCCATATAACGCTAATCCTACTATTGAAAGCGTTAAAACAATAGCTAAGTTCTTTTCTTTCATATCTATTTGTTTTTAAATTCGTATTTTAGCCGTTCCAAGTACAGCACAAAGTCCATTGCTTCTTCTTGTGCGTGTGTAAGCCATTCTAACGTGTTTAAATCGGTTCTTTCTAACGTTGTCTTGTACTTGTTTATTCCTACTTGCGAACGTTCGCTAAAACGTGCTAAAACGCGTAATACTATTTTGTCTTCGATTTGCTGGTTCATGGGTTTGTTTTTTTATTCATTAATTCAAAAGCTAATTTGTCCGCTTTTTTATATTGTGCATCTATTTTTTTTATTTCATTACTAACATCAATACAAAATGCGAGTTCTTTAACATTTTTTGCTGGTGATTCATATAATATTTCAAGCATTTCACCAACTGCAATCAATGCAAATTTTTTAGCTAAATAATGATTCACACCATAATAAACAGTTTCTAATTCCAATTCGTAACATCTATCCAAAATTTGTTCGGCTTTTTCTCTTGCTGTCATAAGAAATTAATTAAGGTGTTATAATACTCACGGCAAAGCTCTACGCGTTCTTTGATTGATTCTATTACTTGTTCGTCTTTTTCTACTTTGAATACTTTAACGCGTCGGTTATCTGGTATCTGATCAAAGTTATGTCGTTTTTGTACTTCGTCGCGTAGGTCTATACTTTCTTCTAATAAGTTAGCGTTCCAGTGTGCGCGCCTAACTTCGTCTTCTACCATGTCTGCGGGTGTGTTCACTAAACAATAACAAAGTAACGATTCAGTTTTTCCCGTAAGTTCTAAATATCCTTGAAGTTGGTAGTAATAGTCCTTTGTAGGAATTTCTGTAGCGAAAAACGGAAACGTCGTAGCGTCCCAGCTAGATTTTACATCTAATAAAATGCTGTCCGTGTTTACGTCGGGTGTTCCAGTCATCCAGTCATTACTAAAATGTTCTTCGTTTTTCCAAATAAACCCTAAATCTAAGACATCCGACACTAAATTAATAGCGTCGTCTTCTACTAGTATACCTTTGTCCGTGTAACGGCTGTAAAATTGCTTTTTAATTCCGTACTTGTCCGCTATTACTTGTTCTTCTATGTATGTTTTAGCAGTCTGGCTTAACAATTCCCCCTTTGTGCGGGGGTTTGTCATTATTTTACCTATTGCCGAACATCTAATTTTAAAAGCATTCATAAAGCGTTCAATAAATCCGTTTGACCTTCTGTTAACGTGAACTTCGATTCTAGTTCTTCGCGTGTGTAATTACCAGACTGAATAGCTTCGACAGCTTTTTGAAAGCGTTTAGCATCAATTGTAGGTAATTTTTTTACTTGTTCACCGCTTGCGTCCGTATCTTTGTCGGTTACTAGTCCTAACATTGAACTAATAGCGTAACGTCTAACGTAAGTAATAGCAGACCCCATAACTTGAAAGTCATTCATTCCTTTTAAAGCTACGTTTTGTGGAATTGCCGTAGTGCTTGTTATTTGTTCTTCGCTGTCTACATGGAAAACGCATGTAACTAGATCAGTGCCGTTAATTAACTGGGTGAATCCTAGTCCGTGTTTTTTTAGTAACGGATTGATAACCTCAAAGATTTTCGGTAAATCTGCGTAAGAATATCCGTACCCTTGCGTAGCTTTGTGAATTACTGGTACTTCTTGTTGGAACTGAGCCAACGCTTTAAATAAATTTTTCATAAAATTGGTTTTTAAGTTTGTGCGTTACGGATGCGCACCCCCCGTTTTATTATTTTTGAAAATATATTCTAGAAGTTTTATAGTCTGTTGTCATGTGCATTCTTGACATTTTACTAGACAAATCAGAAATATATTTTTTTTGTTCTTCTTCTGTATTTACACCTAGAACATATTGTTTACTGGTTTGAATTTTACCGCTGTGAACGTTTTCTATTTCAATAATCAAAGTTTTCATAGTCGTTTTTTTAAAGTTGCGTCTCATTGACCTAACAAAGATACTTTATATTTTGATATAAACAACACTTCGGCAAAAAAAAGTTAAAATTTTATTAGATTTTTTATTTTCGTGGTGTACGTGTCACTTTTAAACGTCCATTGTCCCCAGTCTATTTCGCCTTTTTTCTTTAGTTCTGCTATTTTATAGAATTCGTTTTTATCTAGGTAGCCTATTACATAGCCGTATGTCATGTCTACTGACACCGCGCACCATAAATAAAAGTCTGTTTGCTGGCTACTATTAAACGCGCTTATATTAGCGTTAAAGTCGTCGTTTGGTTCTTTGTCTGTTTTGATTGTCTTAACGTCTATTTTTTTTCCGTTGCTAATTAAGTCGTAATTATAGTCGCCTTCGTATTTAACCTCTTTGCCTTTAGACCTTAGGAATTCCATAGCTAAAACTTCGCCTATAGCGCCGTAAATCTGGCTTTCGCCTTTGGTTATTGAATTCTTTAGGCATTTGAAGTTATAAAGGTCTGTAGCTTCTTCTATTTGTTCTGGTGTTATGTATATTTTTTTCATTGCAATGATCTTACTTTTGTTTTATACGTTTTTATTATTTCTTTTAGTTCGTCTATAGTCCATTTTTTCGTAAGGTGCGCCCGTTCTTGTAGTTCAAGTAGCTTTTGCGCCCCGATTCTCTTTTGTATTCCTATTTGATAGTTAAGAAGGTTACCGCTTAAATATGTATTACAGTGTTCACATTGTAGGTGACAATTATCTTCGTCAAAACGAACGTTACTATGTCCCCCACTAGAAAAATAATGCCCGCAATTTTTTTTCTTAGGCGGTTGCTGGCATGAAATACATACTAGACCCATATCGCGTAGTCTTATGTACTTATTGAAAATAGTTTGCGCTTCTTTTAGCCAGTCTTGTAGTGTTTTTAGGTCTTCTTTCATTCGTTTTTTAGTCGTTTTCCATTGGTTTGTCTTTACTTCTTCTACGAAGGCTTTAATACATTCGTCTTTTAGGCAGTATTTTGCGTTAAATTTGATCGGTTCGAATTTTTCACGGCAATTTTTGCACCTCATTAGTCTAGTTTTATCTGTTTTGAAACGAATTGAATAAACGCACGCTGTAAATTTACTTGCTGGTT